ATATATCAGTGATTAATTTATAGTTTAATAATTTACCAAGTTTGTTGCATTCTTCTACTATATTGCTGTTTACTAATCCATAATACTGATTAAAAATTTCATCAAGCTGTTCAAAGTCATTTAATACTTTTATGTCGTGTCCACGCAATAATAAGAATGCTCCTAATCTTGCACCATATATCGACCAAATGCCATTCTTAATATCACTGCCGACATGCATCCAATTATACAGCCTGTAAAGATTACGCCAATCCATTTTGTCAAAATCTTTATTGCCGCTATCTAGTAACTTCATGCCATCTCTGAATCCTGCACGAAATGCTTGTAGTGGACTATGATTTATAACAGTGTGGCTTGCAATTGCATTTAATTCAAGATATTTATCTAGCTCAAAATCAACACTATCACCAACTTCATGTGTACGCATTTCTTTCAATAGATGTACAGGCCAACATTTCACACCACCGTTACCATAACAGTTATGATTGACTAAATTTAAACTGCTCCAACTGAATACATGATTGCCCCAATCAAAATGTGGTCTAGTCCAAACATTGAATCTCCATAGACTAGGTAATACATGATTGTCACCGTCTATGATTATCACTCTATCAGTTTTGGCTAATTCAGCACAGGCTTTATGCGCAGCATCACTGCCCTTAACTCCATGTACTCTTTTTGCTTTGGGTTTTATAGATAGTAGGTGCTGATAATTTTCATCAGCGTTTGGTTCATCATAACTTAGGAAGACCACATCATACACATTTGGGTTCAACGCAAAAGTATTCATGATAGTTATTTAATGCTAATCTAATTTACCCAAACAATTTAAAAAAACTAAATAACTAGATTATAATATGCAATATTTTTATAACTTCATTCACACATAAGGAGACACAAATGAAAACAGTAGGTGATAAAATCGAGAAGTTCGCAGTAACAGGCGTCAATCCAGGCAGTGATCAGTTTTTTGACATTACTGACACAAGTTTTGAAGGTAAATGGAAAGTTATCGTTTACTACCCAAAAGATTTCACATTCGTATGTCCAACAGAAATCGTAGCATACGACAAATTAACAAACGATTTTAAAGATCGTGATGCAGTTCTATTGACAGGTTCTACAGACAATGAATTCTGCAAATTAGCATGGCAGAAAGCACACCCTGATTTAGCAAAGATTACCCACGTGCAATTTGCAGATACACAGCGTGGCGAATCAAGTTTGATCAATCAGCTTGGTATTTTCTTTGCTCCAGCAGGTGCAGCACTTCGTGCTACATTCATCGTTGACCCGAATAATGTTATTCAACATGTTACAGTTAACAACCTAAACGTTGGTCGTAGCCCAGAAGAAACATTGCGTGTATTGGACGCATTGCAAACAGGTGAACTATGTGCATGTAATCGCACAGTTGGTGGCGAGACACTATAATGATAGAGTGCCTTATCTTAGGAGATAGTATAGCAAAGGGTATAAGCCAAATACGCACTGAGTGTGTGGCTTACGTTCAAAGCGGTATCAACAGTAAAGACTGGAATGATGCGTATGTTAAAAAAGTTAAGCCAGCTAAAGCTACAATTATTAGTTTAGGCAGTAATGATTTTAAAAACTTAAACACCGAAATAGAATTAGTAGCATTAAGAAGTTTTGTTAATTCTGATCGTGTGTTTTGGATTGTTCCTGCTATCAAACCAGAGAAACAAGAAATAGTAAAAAAGATTGCCAAGCACTATGGTGATACTTTCGTTATTATTCCTGAACTATCTCCAGATAAGGTACATCCTACATACAAGGGATATAGACAACTAGGAGCATTAACAAAATGACAGCATGGGTAGACGCATTAAAAGAACAAAGTATTCCTGAGTATGCCAAGGATACAAAATTAAACATAGATGCAGTAATCAAGCGTAGCACATTACCAGTTGAAGAAGCAGAGGCAGTGGCACTTGCAGCAGCATTTGCAACAGGTAATAGCAAATTTTGGACATGGGTTCATAGTCAATTAGCTGACCGCAAAGAGGCTGACGCAGCATTAACAGCAGCAAGTATTATGGCACAAAACAACATTTGGTATCCATTTGTTGAAATGGCTGATGACGAAAATCTTAAAGGCTTGCCAGCACAATTGCGTATGAACGCAATTACAAGTCACGGTGGCACAACTAAAGCAAGATTTGAAGCATATAGTCTAGCAGCGAGTATTGTGGGCAAGTGTCATTTTTGTGTTAAAGCACATTATGAAACACTTAAAAAAGAAGGATATACAGTAGAACAGTTACGAGATATTGGGCGAATAGCAGCAGTTATAACGTCCGTATCAAGAGTATTAAGTAACTAACATAGCCCCGAAAGGGGCTTTTTTATAGGGAAAACAAATGACAGAAACACACAAAAGAACAATAGTAAGAGCAGTAATATGGAGAATTATAGCTACACTGATTACAGCAGCCTGGACAGGATTAAGTGGTGCAATAGTAATTAATATTTTTATGACAATCGCACATTACATTCACGAAAGGCTTTGGTTAAAGATTAACTGGGGTAAAATATCTGAATAAATATATCTATGAAAAACATAGGCGATATAGTAGGTTCTTATGCTATCAATTGCATAAAACCAAACGAACCAAATTTTAACGGTAGAAAACTAGTCAACGAAAAAACCTTTGAGGGCGTTTGGAAAATATTTGTATTTTATCCAAACGACTTCACTTATGTGCATCCTGCTGAGTTAGTTGGATTTCATAATATATCACAAAAATTAGCTGTTAACGGTGTGATGTTAATGATAGGATCAACGGATAAACTGTTTTCTGAAAATGCATGGAAAGCGATTAACGAACAAGCTGGAACTCCCGGCTTGTATATTTTTACCGATAACCCACAGCAGCAATATAGTTTAGCAGATAAGCTAGGACTAGAATTGTCAACAGAAAGGTTAACAAGAGTATTGTGTATTATTGATGATAAAGATACAATACAGTTTATATCTGAGGATGACCTTGATATCGTGAGTTCAGTAACACGAATGTTATCAGGCTTGAAACAGATAAGTGGGCAAATTTAAAATTGACATTTTTTGCTAGAAAAAGTATAATATTTTGCATCAGGACTAAATAAAATTACTATGACAAACTTTACTTGTATACATATGACCAAAAAGCAGCCGTCAGCAATGACATGGCTACCTGTAGGGTTTTATGCCTTAACAAGTGACCGCAATATTATTGAGGGCTCGGGGGTTAGATAAGTGTAGTTGCATAGTAGGATTATCTAAACCCTGAGAACTCAAAAAGTCTCAGGGTTTTTTGTTATATGGAGAACAACAAATGAGTTATCAAAATAATAACTTTGTCAACGACCATATATTATCAGATGAACAACTTGACAAATTGATAAGAGAAAAATTTGAAAGATTGCGAGAGCAATATGGTTATATAGAAAAGGTTGACAATAAAGACAATAACGTGTTAGAATCTTGATACGTTTAAGTGTGTAGAGAAACGAGGTCTCAATAGCGCACTATAAACATGCTATAAACGGGCGGAGCCCCTGATGAAAATGCTGGCGGTAACAGCAGAGTAAAACGGGAATGATAAAGCAAATTAATATTAGTTTGTTTTACCATACACTTTTAATAGATGAACACTTCGTTGCCCTTTGACGGCAAATGTAATGACCCCTGTTAAGAGTGTCTAAATATAATTAACTTTTAAGGAGAGAATCATGTCGGTACTAGCGTTGGACATCGGTGGAATTCCTAGACAATGGATTTCGCACGAAAATGCAATCACATATTTTGCGAAAGATATGGTTGCATGGTCGCTAGGTGAGGTTGTTGCAAAGTTTCGTGGTGGAATTCAGAATGATGGAAGTCTGAGTTACATTGAAACTCCTAGTATCATTGCAATCAAAGGACATGGCTTCGATCCTAACAAACATGGTAAAGTCGCACTAACAAACAAAACATTGTTTGGGCGTGACCGACATGTATGTGCATACTGCGGTGGACATTTTGCTAACAGTAACCATCTAAGTCGTGACCACATTCTACCTAAGAGCAGAGGTGGTGCAAATACATGGATGAATGTTGTTACTGCATGTGTACTATGTAATAACAAAAAAGACAGTAAGACACTTAAAGAAGCAAAAATGGAACTGCTTTATGTGCCTTATGAACCTAATCACTTTGAAAGTATGATTTTGCAAAATAGAAACATTCTTGCAGATCAAATGGAATATCTGATTAGTGGTGTGCCAAAGCATAGCAGGATCCTACAGTCTTAGGTTGACATTAATTCAGAGTTGAGATATACTATTAATTGAAAATCTGGCCGTAGTTAAATGGATATAACACTAGCCTTCTAAGCTTGTATTCCAAGTTCGATTCTTGGCGGCTGGACCAGTTTTACAATTTGGGGGATTGATGTAATGGGAGCCTGGGACCTTTGCAAGGTCTTCGTGAGAGTTCGATTCTCTCATCCTCCACCAAACAATTCGGAGTGTAGCACAGCCTGGTAGTGCGCTTGCTTTGGGAGCAAGAGGTCCAAGGTTCGAATCCTTGTACTCCGACCAAACAACAACTTGACATTAAATCCAAAACGAGATACAATGTCTGAATCGTAGTAGTTTCTTTAACAATTTAAGTTTTATGCACCCATCGTCTAGTGGCCTAGGACCCCGCCCTTTCACGGCGGTAACAGGGATTCGAATTCCCTTGGGTGTACCATATTGAAACACATTACGGCCGAGGTCTAGAGATAACTTCATACTACGCCGTTACAGGATACAGAAGCAGACCTAAACCTGTTGTATAGTGTGTTTCAATATGGTAGAGAGTCAATATTGAATATGGGTACTAAGAATATCCGTTCTCGAAAGGTGCAAATCCTGGTTAAGCAGAGTGCCGAGTAACAAAAACATAGACTCACCATATTGAAGCATTTTGTAGGAAGCTCCCATTGAAAGTGCTAGCATACGCGGTGGGGCTGTGCAACAGAGTGCTTCAATATGGTATAACTAACTGTGATACAAGCACAACATGCTT